TCCTTCTACTGTATTTGCATTTTCAGCAATATACTCAGAATATTTAATAGATTTGTCTAAACTCTCAGAAAGATATTCTGAATAAGCAATGTTTTGATCTACTTTTTCTGCAACATACTCAGAGTATTCAATTCCTTTCTCTAAGCTTTCACCTAAATAATTAGAATATGCAATTCCTTTATCAGCTTGTTCTGCAACATGCTCAGAATATTGAATAGATTTGTCTAGTTCTTCACCTAAATAAGATGAATAGTTTTTAATTTTATCTACATTCTCTGCTAAGTAGTCAGAGTAAGAGATACTTTTATCAAGGTTTTCCGATAAGTATTCAGTATAATCAGTTACCTGATTTACTTTCTCTGCAATATGCTCAGTATATGTAACTAACTTTTGTAATAGTTCATCACTGTTTGAATTGGCAGATTCCTTAACACTGTCTAATGTAGTCTTTACATATTCAGTGTACTTATTGAAATCCTCAACGGTTACAAAGTCGCTTGTGTTGTTTTCCATTGTTAGATCTTTTTTATTTGTTTTATATATTTCATCTTTAGAACTATCCATTTCGTAAATGAATAAACCTTCTTCATCTCCAAAACCGTAAGATTCATTTACTCTAGCAAGTTCAGCATTTTCAAATCCTGGATCTGCTACTAAATCGTAAGTAAAGAATTTTTTAATTTTAACCTTACCAGCCTCATCAACAGTTCCAGCAGCTCTACTTGAAATATGTAATGGAATACCATCCTCTATTAATGCCTGAGCTTCTTTTCCTTTTGAAGTATTTAGTAATCTTATTCTTCCTAATACTTGCTTCTTTTCTTTGTCATATTCTAAATTCTCAATAACATGAGAAACGTTTGATAAGCTAATATCAAAATCTTTAGGATGATCAAGTTCACCTAACAGTTTGTTAGTTTTTACTTTTGCTTGTAATTCTTTAATATGAGGAAGAACTTCAGCTTCTTCATATATTCTATTATTCTTATTCTTTACTCCAATCTCAGTAAACACTCCCTCCAATACAACAGAGCCATCGGCATCTTTTGACATTGTTAGGTTTGACTTTGATCTTTCTAGAATTAAAAGTTTCTTATTAGACATCTTTCTAGTATTATTTGATTTATATATTACAACTCTTAATAGTTTTTTACATGCCAGCTAAAGGGTCATCTTCTGCACCATCAGATTTTTCTTCTGGCTTGAAATCCTTCTTATTGGCACCTAACAGGATCTTTTCTATATCTGCTTCAGAGTATTTTGCAGTTCTAAGGTCCTCACGTTCTTTTGCTCTGTCGTTTGCTTTGATATCATCACGAGTAAAACCACCATATCTCTTAATCAAGAATCCTAAATCGAAGTATGGAATTTCTTCCATTTCTGCATTCATAGTACTTAATTGAGTTTTTAGGTTACCAATAAAATCAACTCTTTTTGTTTGGAGTTCCATTTCTTTCATTTCTTCAAAAACATTATCCTTTATAAAGTTTAATCCTAAACCAGCCTTAAACGCAATATCATTTTTTAATTCTGGATGATTAAGACACATTTGAAGATATACAGGTTTAACTAATATTTCTTGGAATATAGATCTTAGTCTTGATATAAATCTACCAAACTTAATTTCATCCCTTAGCATACCACTTGCTTCCATATCGTATGTATTACCACCTTCTTTATCAAATCTAGAAAATGGAATTTTTGATGCTAGCATTAATTTATCTGAAAAGTATTTTAAAGATTCAGTATCGCCTAGATCAGGACCATCGCCACCAATTGTAGTAATCTCTGGTGTTTCTCCATCTTTAGAAGGTAACCAGTATTCCTTATTGAATGGCATCATTGGTTTACCATTTGTTTGTATTTCTCCACTTTCAAAGTTAAAGTCTACTACCTCTCGGTATGAATTCATTAATGTTGATAGCGATTGTTTTGCTCTAGTTTTTGATTTACCACCAACTGGGATAGTAAACTGAGTTTTAAACGATGCATTTGATACGGCCCAGATAATTCTACTGTGCTCCATTATTCTTAATAAGTTAAAAGATCTAATTAATCTTTCAGTATAAGATATTCTCATCGGTGAATTAACCTGTGAGTATGATATGTAAATTATTTGTGAATCCCATAATGTTCTTTCCTTTGCACCTTCACCTTTATATTGAATCCAAACTTTTTTACCATCGTCTGAATCAATACCAGGCATTAATGATATTGGATCTAATTCTTTAAAACCAATAATCTCAGTTTGTTTATCATTATAAACAATTTCAAATGCAAGGTAACCGTCGATTAACCATTTTCTAAAATAGTTCCAAGGCTGAACTGCATCATTAAAACCAATGTAATTGTAGATATTATTATATACATCACTTATTTCTTCTTCAATTGATTCTCCGATGTGTCCATTAAATTCAGCGTAAGCCATATAATTTGATTCATCAAATACAACTGCTTCATCTGTTAATACATCTAAGATATCTTCTATCTCATCTTGTACTGCAAATGTTCTAAGCTGATCTCTCTTCCTAGTATAATCTTGATCGAAGAATGCAATATTTTTCTTTAGATTAGTATCAGTTAATGAAAGTGCAGCAAACGCACCATACATATCATCACTATCAGATCCCATTGGATTAAATGAATAACCCATTTGGTTTTCAGTAAAACCTACTGCCCTTGAGTTTCTGATAATCATGTCATCGTACGCCATACCTAAGCTTGAAAGATCCTTTAGAATTTTTCTTACTGGGTTGCCTGTACTTAGTGGTCCTCTTCTGTCGGTAAAACCTGCCATGTTTATTTGTTTTTTTATTAGTTTATATATTCTTGTAGTATAATGATTGCGCTTGGTTTATATTTCCACCAAAAAATTGATCTTCGTTTGAGACTGCACCAATATGCCAATCGCTATATGATATAACGTAAGGATCCTTCATGCGATCCATTCTATATTGTCTTACACAGTATGATAGGTTGTATTTTTTACCAAGAGCCCTTTTTAAGAATTCCCATTTAAATGTTGGTATTGGAGGCTCTATCAACGGATTATTTGTTGAATTGCCTTTCATTTGGTTTTTTAATGTGGATGTTAATTGAGTTAAAAATGGAATTCTAGCCTCATATGGCATATAATGTAAATTAATACCTAGTTGGTGACCATCATCAGATTCACCTAACCCTATAACTAATGGCTGTGTATCATAAAATAGCTCTTCTGTTGTATAATATTTAAAACTATACATTTTACCTGGCTCCAATGGACCTTTACCTTTTGCGCCAATTGATAGGATATCACTAGTAGATCTTTTAGATGCACCAGTCCTACCTTTACTCTCAGTAAGGTAAATATCAAGGTCTGCTTTAAAATTGCCTGTTAACCCCATTAAAATAAATTTGAATCTTCTGTTAATAGCATTACTTTACAATTTCTTTCTTTTGCCATTTTATTTAGAGCATTAGTTTTGCATAAATTCCTTACATAGGATTCGTACGCATATTTAAAATTCTTTAATGCCTTTGCTGTTTTCCTCTTCGGTTCCTTTGGTTTTTGCAACTGAGCTTTAGGTTTTATTTCAACAACATATTCTTGAGTACTACCATCTTCCTTTTTCATCTTGAAGAAAAAATCAGGATAGTACTTATGCCACTTATTGTCTAATAAGCTAAAGTAAGGTATGGAGAAAGGTTCCGATATCCAATAAATAACAGCTTCGTTATAATCACACCAGTGGCAAAACTTCCTTTCCCAACTACTTCTGTATATAATAGGATCTCCTCCTCTATATTTCTGGGGAAACTTTGGTTTATAATACCCTTGCTTAAATTTTGATTTATGGGTTGGTTTTACTTTCTTTATACTCATGATAGATTATATCGTATAAATACCTTCGCTATCTGCACTACCATTAATAGAAACAGTACCATGATATTTTTTTGGATGTAATTTATTCCACCCTTTTGCAAATCCTCTTTTAGCTATCTCAGTAAAATAAGCGAATGCATTTGTACTTTTCTCTGGATTAAAATTTCTCCAGTATCTATAAAGATCCATATAAGCATATGCAATACAATCTTGTCTATCTTCAGGATTTCTATATGTTAACTTCATTGAACATTTGTCTGCTAACAACATTAAGAATTCTAGCGCTTTTGGTGTTAGTTCATCCAACTCTTTAGATAATACTATCTGATCGAGGAGGTCTCTGTTGTTTAGATAATTTCTTTTTCTTGCCATTGACTTTGATTTATTTATTATTTATATACAAGAAAGGACTGATTGTTTAATCAATCAGTCCTTTCAATACATTATTAAATTTATATATGTATAATATTAAATCTTAACGGAAAGATCACCTTTAGGTAGTACTACAGATTTTCCAGTCTTTGGAATCATTATAGTTAATAAATCATCATCACCTAGAGAAGCATATTCCTCAGCACTAACTAATACTTCTTGATCCTTTTTTAGACCTTGACCAGCTTTACTAACGCTTGCTTCTACATAACCGTCATTTAAATAGTCGTCCTTACTTTTTTTTTCAGTAATATAACTATCAGCTAATTCTTTTTCTTTATTCTTTAACTCTTCGCTTAAAAGATTTAGAGCTTCAGATAATTCTTCAGTTTCACCTAATTTTTTAATTGCAGCTTCTACTTCAGATTTCTTTTCTTCTAAAAAGGTAAGCGCATCAGAAAGATCTTTTCTTTTGTTCTCAACTATTGCTTTTTCATTATTCTCTGCAAGTAATCTTTCAGTTAATACTGGAGATATATCAAAATTAATAAATTCCTTTACTACTTCAACAGTTTCTGTTGCTGTATCAAATTTTATCATTTCATTTAATCCCATACCTGGATTTACCTTATTAAGATAGATTCCTTCCTGTACACCAATCATAGTTAAAAAGATATCAGCGAACTCTTCAGATTGAACTGTTGTGAATTCATCTAACTCACAA